ATGCTAGTTCCTTGCGGTCTTTTCAGCATGTACGCAATTATATCATGCTTCCTCGTTTCAAATCTATGCCGCGCTTTTTTGTAGCGGGTCTCCAAGTTTTGCAATTCTTTTGAGGATAATTTCGAGGTCATCTAAGTTAGTCTCATTAATAACGGCTGAATATCCACCCGCCTGAGAAATACGGTTCAAATTTTTCATCTGTAAAGCAGTCGGTGTATTACTACCCGCCTTGCACTCGATGCCAATAAAAACACTTTTATAACAAGCAACTATATCTGGTACTCCTGACGCCCCGTACCCACCCATCACAGGATAAAACCAATAGGCCCCAACCGAATCTAGTAATTTCGTAACTTGGTCCTTAACCTTCTTTTCTGGTGTTTTAGCCATCAACTTCGCCCAAATAAATACAAATATTTTTTACGTTACTAAGACTCATGGCTACCTGTTCTGCCCTGCCTTTGTATCGTTTGTTTTCGTATTCGAGACCAACTTCGTTACCACCGCGCATGTGAATAACTTTAGCCGTTGCACCAGAGGGCATGCGGTACAACTGCCCAACCTTTACTTCAGGTGATTTTTTGTTTGTAAAGTGTTTCACTTAAGCGTCCTCCGGTTGCCCCATCTCAAGAATCTGACTCTTGGCTAACTCCAAAGCCCACAAAATATCTGGACCCTTGGTTATTGTAGAGTGCAAAGAGAGTTCTCCGTTTTCAGCAAACGAAATAACTATTGCTTCCGCCGATGGCGGAATTTCTGAGAATAAAAATTCTACCTTATTCATTTGCATGTTTATCATCACCGTCCGCCAAATGCTTTGCCAGTTTATTAATGTACCACTTCGCTTTGGCAAGGTCCTCAACACCGTTCTTATGCTTCCAACGCCACAAATACTTAATCGCATTAGCAGTGCAGACGGCTTCGATACCTTGTAGCCCTATAGTAGCAGCCTCTAGTGCGTCGATGCATTCTATTTTGCCTGCGGTGTAGTGTGATGGATGATTAACCCTCTCGGTCATCGCGGATGCGCTCCGTTTCTTTCTCCAACTCCCACAAAATCTCCGCTTTCATCCAATCGCATGCTGCATCCCACACAGCACTCGGAGTCATTCTGCCATCTTCTGAGGCTTTAAACATCCACCAATCGTAAAAGGCTTTCTCGCGGTTTGCGTTCATTGTCGTATCCCTCTAATGCTTTACGTATCAATGCGTTGAACCCCAACTCCATCAGCATCTGCTTGCCTTCCTCATCAATGTCCAACTCGCATATGCCCGTGTCTTCATGAAACTTAATCAGTTCCAGTTTCATCACCATACCCTAGACCAAGTTCTTCCATCAGCTTCATGCTTTCGGCTTCCCCCGCCCAATGCTTATGAACTACGCACAACGCAGGGAATAGTACGTGGTTGTATGCCTTGTCGTCCGGGTGAACGTAGGCTCCACCCTGCATTTCTTTATGGGTAATGATGATGTGGTCACGCAGTTCGCGCTCCGTGATTGCGTCAATCTGTTCCCACTCTAACGCTACCAACACTTTGTTATGTTCCATTTTTAATTCTCCACGTTAGTTCTTCCATATGAGCTTCACGTATTCCACTCTCGTAGCCTTGGTTCCATGCCGAAATCAAAGAGTCCACATAATCGTTCCGTTTGCCCTTCAAATACTCCTCTTCCAATTCACGCATTGCCATATAAACAGCGCCGCGTAGGTTTTGGTCTGTGATGGTTACGTTGCTTGCAATGATTCGGTCAATCTCTTCATCCGTCAGCGGCTTGCGATGCAGTGGAGTGGTGTAAAGCGGAAGAAAATTGTGCTCCGGAGTGAAGTGACGCGGATTGTCTGTAACGCAAACGGACTCTCCATCTAATGTGTAAACCATCCACGCCACCGGCTCATGCACTTGCGTATTTAATGCTGCGACAAGGGCGGCGAAGCGTTCAAGGTTTGCAATCGTTAACAAATCAGACGGGTCATCGGTAGAACCGCCCGCCTCCCGCGCCATGCGGATAATGTCATCGCGGTTCATCCCTCACCCCTCTCTCGGATGGCAGCCCTTGAGGATTTCTTGTTCATACTCGTACTCACCCTCCTTAATCTCTATGCCCTTGAGGATTCCTTCTTTGTACTGCTCTTCCAGCCTACCCCACAATTCCTCAATCACATCTGCTGCATGTGCGGCCATCTCATCGGGCACAACCTCACAAGTCATTACACCATCTTCGTTCTTCGTCGGTTCACTTAGCGTCTGCTGTTCTCGCAGATATGCACACAAGTCTTTCAGATACTCCGCTTCTTCCTCGGGCTTAACTTCGCTGTGCCCGTCCCACTTGCTCAGTTCACTCATTTCAATCTCCTTAATTATTACAACCCTTTATTCCACCTAACCTGCAACTCTGTTCGTCCTACGCGTTTTTCTTTTTCCGTATATTTTTGGTAGTTACCCCACTTGATTACCCTGCGTTGTACCGACGATAGACATTCCCCAGACTCAAGAAAGACCGTGCCGGTAACAACATCTGCATATACAAGAAGGGGCCTCTTTTTTGTCCACACCCACACCTTGACCATCAGGCGTTTTACTACCCCATAAAGAGTTTGCACGTGGGCTATCCTCTTCGGCTGCGTCTCCAGTAGGTCTTTAGTTAGCGCGTACTCAAACAGGCAAGGGCCTTCCTCCATGTAAAGAGGTTTTTTGTGATGCGAACCTCTAGGTATCGGACGTTCTTGCTGAACTTCTTTCATTATGGTTCCTTGAGAAACACACCGCCATGCAACATGCGACCCTTGCGGTCTTTGATTTCGTTGTACGCAATTGCAAGGCATTCCCGCAAACTAATATCCTTCATACCACAATAAATGATGAGGCACACAAGCACATCGCCGACCCCATCCATTGCATCCATCTGCAACCCCTTGACTTCTGCATCGCACAACTCACCCATCTCTGACACCGCCTTGAGTAATTGGGCTTGCGGATTGGATGCGTTGTAAATGCCACGGCTTTCAGCCCACTGGTCAACCGCCTCAACCAATTCATTCCATTTCATTTATGCCTCCGGTTTTGCGCTTAATTCCGCGTAAACATTTTGATTAACAAAAACCCAGTACGTGTTACTGCCATACCTAATACCAACCTCGTCCAATCTTTCAGACATAGTTTTGCTCTCATTCAAATCCATCATCTTGAGCAAACTAATTTTGGTACGAACATCCTCGTGCAGTTCCTCTTCCGTTTTAGGATTATCCCACTTGTCGGAAACGTATCGACCATACTGGTCAACTGCCACGAACATCGCTATTAGGCCAAGCTCTTGCCTACGAGTAGCTTCTTCAAAGTTATTTGCTACAACAGTTTTAGCCTTGTTCATACTGTCACTGACAAAGTTCCGGCCCTCGTCTAGCGCAGCCTTAATTTCGTTGAATATATCGTTGTGACTGACTGAGTACTTGATTGCCTCCATGATACGTACATGGGGTTTATTTGCCCATTCGCGCAAACCGTTTCTAACATCACTTCCATTTTGGTCCGCTACCATTTTCCAGTCAAATGGCTTGATGAATTGCAGTGCGTTCTTGACTGCGCGATTCATGTCGCCTGTAGTTTTGGTGTGGTACTGACTATTCCACCTAGCAAACTTTTCATTTGAGATTCGGGGGGATTCGATTGTGTACCCGTCACCATCCCACCACATCTTACCCACCTTGAACGGCGGGTCCACGCGACCATCGTAGAACTCAATGGTTCTAGAAGTCGTATTTGACCCAATAAACATAGGGTTCGCGGTTATAACAGTGTTAAATACTGCTTTCTTTTTGTATGCTTGGAAGAACTCGGCTGTCTGCTTGATAACAGCCGACATATCACCTTCAAACTTAATCATTGGAAAACTCCTTTAAATATACCAAACAGTACTGCACCAAGAGATAGGCAAATCAATACTAACACGAAAAATTCAGCCAAGTATGGTTTTTTATCCTCCTCTACATATATTTCCACATCGTACCCGTACACTTCTTTCAAACTTCTTGCTGTACGGTAGTCCTTGCTTCTGAACTCCGTGTGCTTTGGTTCCCACATAACACTCTCCAATAAATGTGCGAGTGGGGGGAATCGAACCCCCACGCCTTGCGGCGGCGGATTTTAAGTCCGCTACGTCTACCTATTCCGTCACACTCGCCAAACCTAATTAGAAGTCAAAAGAACTCAGGATATCGTCAACCTTGCTCTTGACTTCGCGGCGCAGGTCCTCATCGTCACGAACGTCTTTAGCATCGACACCCGCAATCGCTTTCTCCAACTTCTTACGGGCCTCCTCCAACTTCGGGTCGTCGGTCACGTTCAGTCGAGTCAGCATGTTGCACAAATCCATCGCGTTAGTGAACATCGAGTCGCGGAAAATCTTCTTGTCACCCTCCTCGCCATCGGAAAGCCGCTCGCTGAACTTGGTCAGGGTTTCGTGCAATCGTTCCCACGCATCCTTCATCGCCCCGTTCAACTTATCTGTATAGAACTTTTCATACTGTTCTTTAAGTTCTTGGGCAGACTCATCCCCTACCTGCACACGGAAATCCTTAGTGTCCGCAACCGGCAGAAAGACATACTTGAACTTGAACTTGGAGCGTAGTTCCTCAGCAGTCGGGTACTCATCGCGGTCAAACAAATCACCCAACTGGAACGCTGCGGCAGACACAAGGTTCGGATACTCCTTGAGGAAATCTTCCACGGCATCGTTGAACTCTTGCTCGTGATAGCTAAGCGTCTGCTTGTACTCAAAGAAGTTCTTCATCGGCAGAAGGCGCGAACCCGAATCGGACCACGGCAGCGTCTGAGCGTAATGCCA